CTCTCAAAGCCCTTTGTGATGGCACTCTGAATGGTGGCTTGCGTGTAGTTGCTGACAGCTGTGGTCAGTTCACCAAGCTTTCCCTTTTCTATGTCGATATTGCCGAAATAGGTTTTGCTGATAGACTGCAAGTCTTTCAGCGCTTGGTTGCGCTCATTATAAGTGCGCGTTTGGTCTTGGACAATGGCGGCAAGCGCGTTGACCCTTGATATCTCGCCCTGCGCACTGCCAGATGCCTGACTTTGTATGTCGGCCGTATCTCTTAACTGCTGATTGAATTTTTCGTAGCTCTTCGCGGCCTCTGCTGTCTGCTTTACTAAAGCATCCTGCCGGCCAAATATTGCATTGATGGCATTCCCCAGGCTGCCATATCTCTGCACAGCCACCGTGATGGCAGAGCTTACAAGTGAGAAGCCGAGCAACAGACCGCCGGGGCCGATGAGTGAAGCACCCAGCGCCTTTAACGTACCACCAAGACCGCCGGATGTCCGGCCAAGGCCTTGCAATGACTGCACAAGTGGCTCAATGTTATTTGCGATGGCTATGAATCCGAACGGAGCATCTGACGCAACCCGGCCAAGGTTGGAGAGTGCGAGCTTTACATTCTTGTCAAAGTTTTCAACAGCAACAGTTGCCCTTTGCAGACCAGTCTCAAGGCCTTTAGTATCTGCACCTATATTTATTTGAAGCTGGTCGCTCATTCGCTATCCTTTGACCGCAATTTACGAAACATCTCGGCGATGTCTTCCTCACTTGGCCCAGCGACCTCATCACCTGGCAGCTTCCACAAGTCCTCAGGTGTGGCCGGTGCCTTCTTCGGGTCACCCCACATGCGCGCCATCATGTACATGATAAGCCTTGTATTCTTGTAGTCATGTACCATGCGCTCTTCGTAGCCTCTGATGATTAGCATCACCTCGCGAAAAGTGAGTGATGCGTAATCAGTCCGCCCTATCTCACCGGTGACATGTGCCTCTAACTTGTCCCACCCTTCTTCTGTCGAGAGGTCGAACTTTTTTTTTCTGCTTTGTCATCAATCGAAGTAGCTCCGGCGACAAGCTTGGAAGAGTAAAGGCACTTGACAATGTCTGTGAAAATTTCAGGCTTGCTTATGTTATCATCGACAAACTCAACGACATCCTCAAATGTAAAGTCCGGGTCTTCTTGCTTGATGTAGCAGTTATTGAACAGTCCCCAATACACTATGACCGGGATGAGTGCCAGGTCAAGCGTCTCACCAAGCGCTTTGCCGTTCTTTTCACTGTAAAGTGTTATTTGCCTAATTGCAATAGTGCCGAACTTAAGACCGCGCTTGCGGCCAAGTATATCGGCTTGCATGTAACCGTTAGTCATTGTGTGTGAAATTAAAAAGCCCCGGCAGGGTGCGCAGTTCTGCGAGATGCGTGCCGGGGACTGTTAAAGGTTAGGCAGTGATATCAAGAGTGCCAGTGCTCTGGATGGTGCCGGAGAAATTGATATACGAACCACCAGCAGCATCTTGGTTCAGCGTCAGATCAGTGAAAAACGCATCGCACTGATGGTAGTACAACGTTCCAACAGATGCACCGGTGACGGTGGGATTCTGGAAGCGAACTTTCACTTGAGTCTTGTTCACGATAGCTGCCAGGCAATCCTCATATGTCGCTTGTGAAGCGCCCGGAGATACCTCGCAGATAGCATCGAAAGAGAACGTGAAGCCAGGCTCCCCGATAGATGTGAGCTTGCCACAGTTGGTCTCTTCTTCAGTGACTGATACGGTCGTGTTAACGGAAGAGGTACGCAGACACACCAGCGTTTTATAAGTGCTGGTAGGCGAGAAATCTATTTCAATGTTCTGGACTGATCCAGCTATTCCTTGGGCCATGTTTACTTATTTTTGGATTGTACTTTGAGATAAAATTAAGATTTTTCGCAGAATGAAGTATGAGCCATCAGGCTCAACAAGATAGTTGACGCTGCTAACGGTCGGATTCAAGAATTGAAAGTCTGTATCTTCTTGCTGCGAGTAAGGATAAGGCAGCAATGTGTTAAGCAATTCCTGACCAATGCCGTCCACTGTATCGTAGTCAATCTTCTTGTATTGCTTGACCACAATGTCAAGCGTTACAGAGCCATCAAAGATGAACGCATTGTTGTTGCCCACCTGGGCATATGTCATGGCATTGATATACACATACCGTTCAGGTGTGGTCTCAATGGGCAAAGCATCGTACACAGTGACGCTCTTGCCATCGTATGTCAAGTTCGCCAGTGCCGCCGCATAAAGTTTGCGCAATGATTTGCCTGGATTCTTCATCTTTTTCTGTTCACTACTGCTCTGATGTTTGCCACCAATTTACTCCGCTCTGCCACAAATGCCGGCCAAAGGTACGGCTGTGGTGCGATACCTTCCCGGTAGATCTTGCGTGCTATGTTGTAAGCGTGATTCTTGTCACCCTTCTTGATGATTTTCTTCTTTGTTCCCCACAGATATATGGATTCAATGAAGGCTTTGAAGTTGCCACGCGATGATCTGCCCTGAGTGTTCTTTGCCACACCTTCCAGCTCTGTTGGCACTTTAACTTTACCCCTTGTGCCGAACTCTACATATGGTGCATACCAGGCAGATGCGAAAAGACTGTACCTCAATTTTGACTCCTTTCGATTGCCGATGCTGTTACGCAGTTGGCCAAAGTTTGCAGGAGCTGCACGCTTTGCATCACGATCCATCTTATTAAGCGATGCCTGAAGTTCCGCATCAACCTCTGCGCTGATCTCATTCTCAACCTTTGCTAACTGATTGAGCACCTTCTGAACTCCTGACAGCTTTAGATTCATATCGGCACTCTTCTGCTATATTGCGTTGCCAACATCGGAAAGTCTACGAGATTCGCCCCTTCATTTGACAAGTCTATGCCTCTATTCTGATAGGTATAGGCCGTGATGGCAAGGATATCATTCTTTGCATCTTCCGGGATGGTAGTGAAACCATAGGTCAAATAAATGTCATAGATCCCGCTGGCATACACGCGTAGCTGTGATCCCGCAAGATCGTAATCTTTGCAATCAGCTTCGTTATATCCATTGACTGATTGCAGTGACTGCACCGGCCCCGGCAGCTCGTACCATTCACCAGCGGTCATCTCTATTGTGATTCTGATATATCGCGTCCCATAAGCCTTGCCGGTATAATTCTCCAGCCATATCCTGGCATTCTTGATAAGTGACTCAATGAGCGAGTCATCATCGGTGAAGTTGACCTTCATGTAGGCCTTTGCCGTTGCCACGCTGACCGGCTCGGTCGTGTAGTCTTGCAGTACCTCTGTATCTAAAAGCAGGTTCATATTCGTCTTTTGTAATCATCAATTGATGACTGCATAAAGGTACGAAGTTCTGCAAGCTTCGCCTGCGGGTCAAGCTCACGGCTCCGCTTCTTGGCGGCATTGCTCCACTTCTCGTAAAGCTTCGGCTTGTCAAGCTCATTGATTTTGTCAACCCATGCGCTTACATCGTCACGGTCAAGATAGATGCCGGCCTTTCCGCAGTTCTCGCGAAGACCAGGAGTGCCGGATGAGATTACCGGGATGCCTGAACACATGGCCTCCGTTGCTGTTCGCCCCCAGCTCTCATACTTGCTCGGCATGATAAGTATGCGAGTCTGCCGATAAATCTCTTTGATGTTGTTCGTCTTTGGCAGAACGGTCACGTTAGGTGGTTGGTTCACATGCTGGCCAATGTCTGCCGGTTCGGAATAGCTACCCATCACACCAATGAACTTTTTATGTGGCATCGCCTCCGCTATCTGCCGGAGGATGTGGCCGCCCTTGTTTTGGTCAAGATTGATAAGCGTGATGGCCTTATTGTAGTATGGGTGAACATTTGTGTCATAGTGCCGCCAGTCCACCGGAGGAGGCACTACAATGCTGTCATGCTTATAGCCTAACTGCTCCTTTGCCCATTCGCTGTTGTACACAATGTACTGCGGCCGGTCAGCCATTACGATGCGGCCATAAGTGCTGGTATTGTGTATCAGATGGAAGACCGGCTTACGCATCACATCTGCCATGCCAATAGTCCAGTCAGTGTAATCTAAATGAGTCATCACAGCATCTGCCCACCAGAACAGCTTTTCAATAACCATCTGCTCAGGAGGGAACACATCAATGCCGTCATATACATACATGCTGCTGATGTTATAGTGTCTTGCTTGATGAAGCAATACCCTTACATCGCCGCCGTTTGCCTGGATGTCCTTATTGATCCAATGGGCCATGAACTCAGCACCACACGTGTGCTGTGGTGGGTATAGATGGATGGAGTTGAGCAGTTTCATTGCTTAATGATTTTGACAACCAACATCATATACCCCATATCATCCTGGCTGCCATCTTTTATCACCTCGGCCCCCGGCTGCGTGATAAAGTCGGTGAAGTGCCAAAGGCTCTTATGGCGCTCAAATTCGTTGCCATATGCAGCGCCTTGCTCTATCCATACCGCTGGGGTAGATATGAGCAATATGCCCCCTTTCCGTAAGCATGAGAGGCATTGCTGAATGACCGCATAGCCTTCATCCTTGTCAAAGTGCTCCAACACATCTGTCATCAGGATGCAGTCAAACTGCGCTGGAGTTTTCAGGAAGTGTGCAATATCTTGCACATATACCTGATCGTAGCACTGCCAAAGTGGGGAGGCATAATCCTGAAAGCCCTCAACACCTACAAGGTGGGTCTTATAAGGCCTAACACCAAGGTCAAGCCAATTCCTCACCCCGGCACCATTAATGCCGTGGCCAATACCGAGGTCAAGGATAGATTTTGGGGAGTGCATCAGTATCTGACGCATCACATCTCTGAAGGAAGAGTACGAGCCGATAGGCATGGTGTGGGATTGTGTGTGTAAAGAAGAAGGGAGAGGCAATCAGCCCCTCCCTCTTTTATGGTGTCAGTTAGGAAGCTGAACCGTAGATGGCGGCAGTCGGCTGGAAGGACAGCAGTCCAACACGAGCCTCTGCGCGATAGGTCACCAGGTTCTTCACAAAATCATCCTGGTCAAACTCAGTGCTGCGCACTGCGAGGCCAGAAGCCTGGGCAATAGCAAAAGCATTGGTGTTCATCACATAGATCTTGCCGGAGACGATTTGAGAATGAGGCACAACCGGGATACCGATAATGCGAGTCTCGCCGTTTGCACCGATGGTGATACCACCCGGAACACCGTAGCTACCGTTGGTAGGCTGAGTCTTCAGGATAGAAGCCCATACAGCATGCGTGGTCAGGATCAGGTTCGGCTGACCAAGGCCAAGCGCCAGGTGCTGTGCAGTGTAATCAATCACGCGTTCAGCTACCGGAGTGGCAGAGGTGCTACCTGCAGTAGCAGAAGCAGTGATGGTGCTCATGAAGCTGTTATTGACAGCACGGTTCCAATCTTCAAGCAGAGACTGAGACAGATAGGCCTGAAGGAAAGGAAGGTCTTGCAACATCTGACGAGAAACCTTGGCATAACCAGCGATGAATGACAAGCTGGTGTTAACC